GCAGACTTTCCTTTGCAACGCATCCAAGGCGCGTATAACGAAATTGGTTGCGCTGCAACATTCTCGGTTGCCAAACTAGACAATGGTTTGTTTTGGTTGGGCGCTGACGCTCGCGGTCAGGGCATCGTTTATCGCGCTAACGGCTACACCGGCCAGCGGATTAGCACTCACGCGATTGAGTATGCCATCGCTCAATACTCTGTCATCAGCGACGCAATTGCGTACACCTATCAGCAAGAAGGTCACGCTTTCTACGTCCTGACATTCCCATCAGCCAACGCAACGTGGGTTTATGATGTATCTACACAAGCATGGCATGAACGGGCAGCGTTTTCTAATGGTCAGTTTTTGCGGCATCGCAGCAACTGTCAGATGGCATTCAATAGCGAGATTATTGTTGGCGACTTTGCTAATGGCAATCTGTACGCTTTTGATTTAGACGTTTACGCCGATAACGGTAGCCCTCAAAAGTGGTTGCGTTCCTGGCGGGCGTTACCAAGCGGACAGAACAACCTAACCCGTACAGCGCACCATAGCCTACAGTTAGATTGTGAATCTGGCGTTGGAATCAACAACAGCGGCGGTACAGACCCAACGTATCTGCTTACCGAGTCTGGCTTATACATCACTACCGAGAGCGGTGACTATTTGGTCAGCGTCGCCGAAGGTGAGCCTACGGTTGGCTCGGACCCGCAGGTAATGCTGCGCTGGTCAGACGATGGCGGTCATACTTGGTCTAACGAGCATTGGGCAGTTCTTGGCAAGATCGGCGTCTATCAGCAGCGCGTGTTTTGGCGTCGCCTTGGTATGACACTCAAGCTACGCGACCGGGTATACGAGTTGTCCGGAACAGATCCGGTCAAGATTGCGATCATGGGGGCTGAACTGCACTTGAGCGGGACAAGCGCCTAATGCCAGTCATCAATAACATCACGCAGATCCCTGCGCCTCGGGTTGATTTTATTGACCAGCGCACTGGGCTAATGTCGCGTGAATGGTATCGATTTTTTCTAAACCTGTTCACGTTGACCGGCTCTGGCGCAAACGCGACCGCGATTGAAGACTTTAATTACGATCCGATCAGTACGCAAGTCAACGAACTGTACGCCAAGGTAAACGATCTGGCGCTTGGGCCAATCGGCCAACCAATCCTTGACAGCGGCGTCATCCAAGTCAATACCGGCACGGGTCTGACCGGCGGTCCAATCGTTACGACAGGCACGATTGCGATTGACAACACAGTTGTCACGCTTACGGGTACGCAGACGCTGACCAACAAGACCATCACGGGTCTTAACAGCACATCGACTGTCAAAGACAGCGCCGGTAACTTGTACGGGTTTGGCTTTCGGACCATGCCCCAATCAAGCAACACCAGCGGTACGCTGGTCTTGTCCGATAGCGCCAAACATCTCTACCTGACCGGCAACGTCACCGTGCCGCCAAATAGCAGCGTAGCGTTTGAGATTGGTACGGTTATCAGCGTAATCAGCAACGCGACCGCGCTGGTCATCCAAGCCGGATCGGGCGTCACGCTCAAGCTCGCAAATTCCACATCTACCGGCAACCGATCAGTCGCGTCTAACGGCGTCGCAACGATGATTAAAGTCGCTACCGACACTTGGTATGTCTTCGGTCTAGGTGTGACATGAGCGGCTTTCTAGGGATGTTCACTTTTGGTGGCGCGGCAACGCCATCAGAGTACATCGCCTATTCCACGCCAGTTATTGGCCGCCGCGTGTCTGCATATCCGTGGTCTGATGCGTCTGGGTTTGGGACAATTTTCAGCACCACATTGTCTATTAATTTGTTGTCTAACGAAGCGTCTAGACTTTCGTTTACCAAAGACAACTCGTTGTTTAGCTTCAGCAATACAATCACTCCGTTTGTCCACGTTTGGCCTTGGTCATCTTCCGGCTTTGGAACCAAGTACGCTAGTCCATCCAGCCCGTTATCGCCGACTGGCGCGGGTACTTCTGGGCATAGTTGGACGCCAACAACGGACGCGTTTCTTACAATTAACCTAGCATCGCCCAATAGCGCTCCGCAAGCATGGGCTTGGTCTGGTGGTTTTGGTAGCAAGTATTCCAACGGCGCAACTGTTTCCGGTTTGGGGGCAGGCATTAGCATCAACGCCGATGGTACGCAGGTTGTTGTATCTCACGCCGGTAGCCCGTACATTTCAATGTATCCGTGGTCTGGCGGGTTTGGAACCAAATACAGCAACCCTTCGACGCTGCCAACCGGCGCGCCGTCTTCGGGGACAATCACACCAACTGGCGTAGATGTAGGGTTTAATCCGGTGACAAACGATGTGGCTATCGGCCATACCGTATCGCCATACATCACAACGTATCCGGTAACTAGCGGGGGGTTTGGGACTAAATACGCCAACCCGTCATCGCTGCCGGTAGGTACAACTGACTCGTTAAAATTTGCCTCAACAGGCACGCTGTTAGGCGCGGGGTCTGCAACCTCGCCATACATTACCGTTTGGGCGTGGTCGTCTGGGTTTGGGTCTAAGTATTCTGACCCTGCGTCTTTGCCAACAACCGCGACGACATCAATGGATTGGTCAAGTACCGCTGATAGTATTGTGACGGCGGGAAATACAACGTCTCCGTATACCGCCGCGTATCCGTGGTCCGGTGGTTTTGGCACAAAATATTCCAACCCCGGAACGCTTCCTACCACCGCTTTGGCCGTATCCTTTTCTAATCAATCAAGATGATTACTGATAACGAAAAACTAGCGTCAACAGTCATGAACGCCTACCACCGCGAGATGGAGATCTATGCGTACCAGGTGAACATTGACAACTATTCTGCTATGCTATTGGCACTTCCGTCAGGCGACTGGCCGCAGGATTGGGTAGCGTTCAAGGGCGTGAAAGTCGAAGATTTGCCGCATTCGTTGTCAGACGACGATGTACAGGCGATCAGCGATTATCAGTACCGTGACCGTCTACGGTCGTTGGTGAGGACCGAGAAAGCAGAGCAGAACAAGTCTTCTAGGATTAGAGACGTTCTCAAGGCTCAGATCGGTGATGACTACGACGCGCTAGTTTTGGCATACAAGGCGACGCAACCATGACTGTAACCGTAAAAGTCTTAATCCCCGCGAAGCTGGCTGAGAATAGCCAGACGACCCAGTACACCGCTAACGGTGTGACGGCGCTTGTGGACAAGTTTACCGCGACCAACTTTAGCGCGTCAGCGGCCACAATCAGCGTCAACTTGGTCACGGCGGCAGACTCAGCGGGCAATCAGAACCTGATTGTCAAAACCAAAACGCTACAACCGTCAGAGACGTATACCTTTCCTGAGATTACAGGCGCTGCGCTCGGCCCTAGCGGATTCATTAGCACCATCGCAGGGACGGCATCAGCAATTAACATCCGGGCTAACGGACGGGAAATCACTTGAACGATTTAGCCCACGTTGTCCCATCACGGGAGCAGATTGAGCAACTACAGGCCGAAATGGTTAAGATGCCTCAAGCCGATCTGCAAACTGAGCATTACTTTTCAAAATCTGGAATGTATTGCAGGAAGGTTTTTCGTCCTGCTGGCACATTGATTGTAGGTAAAGTTCACAAGCATCATCATTTGTTTTTGTGCGCGATGGGTGAAATAATTGCGTGGACCGAAAACGGAATGAAGCGTTTGCAAGCTGGCGATGTGGTTGAGTCTAAGCCGGGAACCAAGCGCGTAACGCTGGCCGTGAGTGATGCTATCGGCATTACGATTCACCGCACAGATAAGACAGATCTTGATGAAATTGAAGCAGAACTTGTTGAGCCTGACAACACGGCGTTGTTTGACTCTAGTAATCTATTGAAAATCGCAGGAGAAATTAAAGCCCTGCAAGGAGAACTGCAATGACTTGGGTTGCAACGGCAATTGTAGGGGGTGCTCTTATTGGGGGATACGCCTCAAATAGAGCGGCAAACACACAAGCGCAAGCAGCGCAACAAGGCATTCAAGCTCAAGAAGACGCTCTGAATCGTCAAATATCGCTCAACGAGCCGTTTAGACAAGCTGGTATTGCATCTCAAAATCGTCTAATGACGTTGTTGGGCATCAATTCTCCCACTACTCCTGCTGGCGGCACTCCTTCAGAATTCGTAACCAATCCAAACTCTCCTGATTTTGGTAAGTACGCGCGTGATTTTGGCGCGACAGATTTTCAAACAGATCCAGGCTACGCTTTCCGTTTGTCAGAAGGCATGAAAGCACTTGACCGCACGGCAGCAGCGCGTGGTGGCTTGCTGTCTGGCGCTACGCTTAAGGGCGCAGAGCAATACAATCAGGGTCTTGCTTCGCAAGAATATCAAAACGCTTTCAATCGTTATCAAACCAACCGAGCTAACCAGTTGAACCCGCTGATGGGGTACGCAACTGGTCCCGGTTTGTCATCAACTTCTGCTGATACATCAGCAGTTGGTAATTTTGGCAACGCTGCCGCCGCTGGTTATACGGGTGCAGCTAATGCCCGCGCTTCTGGGTACGTTGGCGCAACGAACGCCTTAACATCTGCGTTGGGAACTGGTTTGAACTATTCTCAAAACCAAGCGTTAATCAACAGATTGCCTTCAAGTAATTCGTTGGGGTACGGTGGGTTGCCTTCTTACGGCGGGGGATATTCTGGTTACACTTCCCCTGATTATGGTTTGTATTCTTCTGGTACAAGAATTAGCGGCGGCTTCGGACCTTAAGGATTAAAAATGGCAATTGACTCATCTATTGCACTTGGCGTCCGGCCTCTGCAACTTGAAAATCCGTTGGCGATGTACAGCACGGTTGCTGGCATCCAGAACGCACAGAACCAAAACGCATTGGCTCAGTACACTCTTGCCGCAGCACGACGCGGAGAAGAGACTGAGAACGCGCTTAATAAAGCGTACATGGAAGCGTACAACCCGCAAACAGGCCAAATTGATTTGCCTACGTTACGTGCGAAAGTGGCAACCGCCGGCGTTGGGTCAAAACTTCTTGCGATTGAAGAACAACTTGCAAAAGTTGACAAAGAAAGACTTGCTCGTCAAGAACAACTTGGAAAAGTTGTCAACCAAAGGTTTGATCAATCAAAAGCATTGCTGGCAAACGTCAAAACACCAGAAGAATACATTGCATGGCATGAAGCCAACCATGCTGATCCCGTTTTGGGAGAGTATTTAAAAAGCCGAGGTGTGACCGCTGAAAGCTCTCGCGCTCAGATCATGTCTGAACTTGCCCAACCTGGCGGGTTTCAGCGTTTGATGGCAAGAAGCGCAACTGCGATGGACAAAATCCCTGAGTTGTTGCAGCAAGAGCGCGCGCAAGCGGTTCTCGGTGGACGTGGACAAACGCAACCTGTTGCAGCGCCTGTTGGAAATGCTTTGGTTCCAACTGCTCCGCAAGCACAACCAGTTGCTAACGCAATGGTTGCACCTCCACAAACCGCCGCCGTTCCAGCACCGGCTGTTACAGCTATGCCGATGGCGTCTGGTCTGCAAGGTGAACTAAACGCGGTAAATAACGAAATCGCAAGGCTTCAAAGTTCTGATTCCGCTGGTCTTGCCCCTGTTCAAACCAGAATTAAGGCTCTTGAAGATCAAAAAGCAAAGTTGTTCACAGCAATCAATCAAGAAGCACAACTCAATAAACCTATTGTTACAAACGTTGATGTTGGCAATCAAGTTGTTACGCAATCAATTGATCCGGTTACCAAGCAAGTCACAATATTGGAAACTAGGAACAAAGGTGCTTCTCCGCAAGGTATGCCATCTGATGTTCAATCTTACGAATATGCCAAAAGTCAAGGGTACACAGGAACTTATACCCAATGGGTAAAAGACAAAGCAACATGGGGCCGCGCACCTGCCCAACCGGCTGCACCAGCACCTCTTGAAAGAGTTTTTGATACAAAAACTGGTTCTCAAGAACTTGTTGATCGTGCGGATATTCGGGCCAACCCAGGGCGTTATAAACCGTTAGGGGCAGAAGAAAAACTGAAGAACATTCCTGAAACCATTAACAAAGCATTGACGGGGAACGCGTCAAGCATTTCCCAAATTGACAAAGCCATAGATGCAGCTACAAAAAATCCAAACGCAATTGGATTGAAAGGTAATTTGCCTCAAGCAATTTTGAACAGAACCGATCCGCAAGGTGTTGAAACAAGGGCTTTGATTACAGATATTGGATCTGCAATAGTTCATGACAGAAGCGGAGCCGCTGTTGCTGCATCAGAAAGGCCGGGACTTGTTCCGTTTATTCCGCAAGCAACTGATGATGCTGAGACTGCAATTAAAAAATTAAAACAATTAAAAGCAAAGGTTCAGGCAGATCAAAGCGGCATCTTGGATTTTTATAGCCAAGAACAAGGTTACAAGCCTAGCTTGTATCACAAACAGCAAAACGCTCCTGCGGAACCCGCAGCTCCTGCTGCCGCCAAACCTGCCGCTGTTGACATTGGATCGTTGCCGCCAAAGGTAACAAGAAACGGCAAAACATACGTTCTTCAGCCAAGTGGCAAATACATTGAACAATAGGTTTAATCATGCCTAAAGAGTTTTCACCTGAAGAACTTGGCGTAAATCAACGTGAGTTTACGCCGGAAGAACTTGGCGTAAAACCTGCCAAAAAACAGTCCAGCCGTGGTTTTGACCCTTTGGCTATGATTGTTAACGCACCAGGCAGTTTGTATAAAAACACAATTGGTGGTTTGTACGAAGCGGTTACTAGTCCGATTCAAACTGCTACTGGTGTGCTGGATGTTGCCGCCGGTGGTTTGCAAAATATGTTGCCAGCTAGTGTTCAGGCTTATATCAATAGATACGACCCAAACCCAGAAGCCTCTGCCCGTGCTAGGGCTGCGGCATCTGCTGTTGGTCAGGAATACGCCTCAACCTATGGTTCCCCAAGCGGATTTGCTCAGACAATGGAGTCTGATCCTTTTCGTGTTTTGGGTGATGTATCCATGCTTGCTGGCGGTGGGTCTGCCGCTGCTCGATTGGGACGCCTTCCGCAAGCTTCTCAGGCATTAGCAAGAACTTCACAGATCACAAACCCAGTTAACGCTTTGATTGGCGCAACAAGGGCTATTGCTCCTGTTGTTACGCAAGGACCTGCTGCTGTAATTGGTTTGGCTACTGGCGCTGGCCCAGAAACCGTCAGGACCGCTTTTCGTTCTGGTCAAACTGGTAATCAAGCGTTTCTGGAAAATATGCGCGGCACAGTACCAATGACAAATGTCTTGGATGATGCAAGGGCAAATTTAGAAACGATTCGTCAGGCTCGCCAAGCAGAATACCGTTCTGGGATGGCTAACGTTTCGCAAGATCAAACTGTCTTAAATTTCAACAACATTGACAACGCTATAACACAAGCCAGCAATGTTGGTCAATATCGCGGGCAACCAATAAATCCAAGAGCAGCGCAAGCTTTGCAGGAAATTAGAGACGTTGTTGATCAATGGAGGCAACTTGATCCCGTTCAATTCCATACCCCAGAAGGTATGGATGCCTTAAAACAACGAATTGGTGCTATCCAAGAAACCATACCGTTTGAGAATAGAGCGGCGCAACGTGTTGCAAGCACTATTTACAATTCGGTACGGAACGAAATTTCAAACCAAGCGCCAGTGTATGCAAGAACAATGCAAGCATATACAGAATCGTCAGATCTAATTAGAGAAATTGAACGCGCTTTGTCTCTTGGGCAACGAGCGTCTGCTGATACTGCAATGAGAAAATTGCAATCGCTGACACGCAACAACGTCAACACAAATTACGGGCAGCGAGTTCAGTTGGCGAACCAACTAGAACAACAAGGTGGCAGGGACATTATGTCTGCGTTGGCTGGTCAGTCTATGAGCAGCCCAATTCCTCGTAACCTTGCAGGTCAAGCCGCTGGTATAG